TTGAAGATTTAAATCATCCAAATCTAATTCAAAATATTCTGTCAAATCCCAAGCATTATCAAAAACAGCATTGTTGTTTACGGTATCAGCAAAAGCAACGTCTTCAGTATGCTTATAATAAGTTCTTGTTGGTGGCATTATTTTCTCCTTTTTAATGGTTTAGCTCTCTGACCAGAAGCCTTTCTTCTTTGTTGAGCTGTTTTTTGTGATTTAGATAAGGAAGATGCTGTTCTTGGTGTTTTTTTAGAAACTTTTTTTGTAGGACGACAATATTCTGACTTACCACCAGAACCACAGGCCTTACCTGTTTTTGTATCTTTCCATTTTTCTTTTTCCCATCTTTTAAGATTAGAGCCTTCTTTAGTTTTGCGAACTTGACCTTTAGACTTTCTGCACTTTGCAATGGCCTGTGAGGCTCTTGCAGACGGAAACACTTTATATTGTGCTTTTACCTTATTATAACAAGCATCTTTTTTAGACATAACTATGTCCTCCTTATCCTCACTTTTTGCCGTAACCTTTTTTCTTAGGTTGGGCTTTTTTCTTTTTTAATTTTGTAAAATCTGCTTTGGTAATCTTCTTTTTTGGCTTTGCAACAGCAGCAAGTTTCTTTTGTTTTGTTGAATATTTTTTATATGGCATGGTATCTCCTATCTAACCAGCTGTACAGCTTCTGGGTATTTATCAATAATATCGGGATATTTATTGAAAAGTTGTTTTGTATTAAGTTTTTTGTTTTCTTCAATTTCTTTCTTTAATTTTTCGGCAAGTTTCTTATTACCTTTTTGGAGAGCATTTTGATAACCCTCAGTTAAACGGTCATTGACCTCTCTTAGAATCTTAGAATTAAATCTTGGAGAATTAAAATCTTCTTTTGTTAAGGATGTGGGCAAACTTGGAATCTCCAAAGCATCAAGCTCTTGTTTTCTTTCCTGAGACCTTCTATAAGTCTCATCTTCTTCCATTTGACTTTGTTCCTGCTCGTATTCTTTATTTCTACGCAGCCAATTAGACCTATACTGCTCATAAGCTATGTCATGCTCTTGAGGTCCTTCAAGCGTATATTTTTGGGTTTCCTTAAATTCGGAACGAGACATCATAGGTTCGGGTTTTTCTTTTCTTTTTTTATCTTTTGGTTTGCAACCTTCGGGTCCGCACCCTCCAAAAAAAAGCGTTAATAAATTTGGTGTCATTTTATAATCCTATTATCTGCAAAATATAAGGAGGATAACTTTGTCCAGCTCTTACCCTAACAGTTTCGTTTTGGGTTTTCTTAATTTGTATTTTAAAAGAATATTCTTCACCATCAGTCATCTGAACAATCCACTGCGCTGTAATTACCTGACCAGAATATGAAGGATCAGGAAAAAGATGAAACATTCTTTCCGATCCAGAAACATCTGTTCCATCTTCTTTTAATTTCATAATTATTTCTTCGACACCAGAAGAAGTTTTTTCAATCCAAAACTGAGCCTGAACAATTGCAGCTCGTCTATCAGCAGTAAAAGTTACTTCATTCAAAAAATCCGTATATGAAGTCGTTACGTTATGTGTGGATACCGTGTTAGGGTCTCCTATAACATAACCAAGAATCTCTCCAGGAACGGTTGTCTGAGCGCCAGAAATCCTTATTGGCATAATTAAACCCTAGAAGCAAAAAGAGCATCCATTTCATCATCGCCCATTTCTTCTTCTTCAGTCATTTCCTCTTCCATCTGATCTTCTTCTTCCATTGGAGGATTTTCCAAGAATCTTTTAAAATCTTTATTTTTTGCAAGAGCAGAAATCTTTCCAGCAAGCATCATTATGCTTCTGTCATCTTGGATATCTTCCATGTTGAAATCCATCTCTTCAGGAATCTCGCCTGCATCAACAGCCATGTTAATAGCTCCTTGAAACATTCCCAAAACACGAACAAAATCTGTAGGGAATTGCTGCACACCATCAGGAAATGAAGGATAATCAGGGGTTTGGTCGAAAAGAGGAAGCAATTTATTTGTTGCATCTACCAATCTATTCATAGCATTCTTTGAAAAGTCTCCAGTTGGAGCCATTTGAGCGAACATTTCATCATCAGATTGCTCACCTTCGCCCATCATAATCATAACTTCGGTTTCTTCAGGCTGTCCAGTAGGCATTCCCATAGCCATATCTTCAGAAAAGGCCATTTCGTCTTCCATTCTTTGGTCTTCAAATTCTTTCATTCCAGCATTTATTTTTTTATCAGGCATTTAATTCTCCTTACTTATTGATGTATCGTAAATTTTGTCTAATTCACCAGAAACAGCATCTTTTGCTGTCCAGGTTTCGGCCAGAGCCTCTTCTTTTGTCTTACCAGACTTAACTTTTTCCAAATATTGGTCGGCTAATTGGTCTTGTTTTTGAATTTTTTCTTTTTGTTGGTTAGTTTTATCGCTCCACCAGTTTTTTGGCAAATCAGATTCAGCAATAAAACCCTTTTTTTCCATAATGGCACGTTCTTTGGCAGGATTATCTACAAATCTACCCAAAGAACCAGAAAAATAACCGTTTACACCCCATTTTCCTGTGGATTCCCAAGAAGAATGCTTTTGAGGCAAAGAAATTGCTGGCTGCCAATCACAACTTTGACAACTTTCACATGAATCTTCTAATTTTCTATCATCAAATGAAACAAAAGAAGAAAATAAGCCAGATTGTTTGTGATTACAATGACCACATTTGAATTCATAAATAGGCATTATATAGACCCTCCACGTCTTTGCAATAGATTCTGAGCTAGTTGTTCAGCAGGTAGCTCTCCAGATGGCCCTATATCGCCAGCAGGCTGTCCCACATCACCTTCAGGTGTTTGAGGTATGCCTTGTCCACCTTGAGGTTGAGGTGGTTGCTCAACTTCCTCAACAAAATCTTTTGGAAAATCAAATAAACGAATAATTTCATCTTTAATTTTCTTTTGAGGAACACCAAGCTGTATAAGTGTACCAGCCATTTGAACCAAGTTATTTTTCTTTATAGAATCTGAAAGAGGTGTTGAGGCTTGATCTAAAGCTACAATTTTAAACTTTGCATCCAAATCTTTTACTGTAATTACACGAGGATAACCATCAATCTCTATGGTTGCTTTTTCATTATCTTCAGCCATCAAAGATATAGCTCTTAAATAAACTTTTGCCAATAATTCTAAAGAAGAATCTTTTTCTCTTGCCATCTTACCTATCTCAGATGCAGAATATTGAGCTAAGGCTGTAATCTCTGTAGCGGTAGCCTTTGTGGCTTCACCACGAGAGAATGGAGCCAAAATAGAACCTCTGTTTATATCAGCTTCAATCTGACCAAGATATCTATCAAAATTAGAAGATATAGCAGGAACATCTAAAGGTTTAATTATTCCTTCCAAAGATTGAGCATCAACAGCTACCATTGCACCATCAATACCTGCAGAAACTTTAGCTAAGGCTTCTTCGTCCAACGCACCTTCTTTGTATAAATACTGACGAGAATCACGACGCACAGCATTAGCCCAATAAGTTCTAAGAATATTTTTTTCATAAAACTGATCATATACACGGGCGACAGCCGACAAACCTTGCATTGGACGCTCGGGTTTACGAGCAAAATATAAAGGACAAATAGGAGATAAAGGTCTATCATCATAAGTCCTGAGAGGTATTTGAATTTTTTCCAATAGCTGCTCACCGTCTTTCCAATTCGGTGTCCAGAAATATAACTTATCATAACTTAAATCGTAAAATTCCACAACCTGAATGTAAAGATAATCATCAGGCAAATCATCAATCTTTCCACCATAATAATTATTTCTTTCTGTATCAAAATAATCTTGCTTTGCAATAGGAGAAAAATCTTTAGCACCAAATTTAGCTTTGGCTTCAGCCATTGTTAAATAATAAACATGACCGCAAAATCTCTGAGAATCCCAAGAAGTAGCATCCATATCACAAATAATCTCCCAAGGAGGTATCGCACGGATGTCAACCTTTTCCAACATATCCTCAGATTCCTTTGGAGATATTTTTAAAAAAGAATTTGGATAAATAAGAGCAAGTCTAGAAGCTATCTCTATCTGCTCACGCTTCTCAAATAAAAAACGATTTACAACCTCTCTAGCCATGTCAGAATTACCCGAAGTCATAGCAGGGTCTTTACCTACCACAACAGCAGGAGAACGCGAAAAAAGGGAAGCTATAAATCCTTCAACATAAGAAAAACAATCCGCTGTCTCAACACGAATCATTCCATCATTATATAAATTATCTTCCCAAAACTTATTCTCATAAGAATTTTTATATTTTTTTAATTCTGGTCTGCAATGCTCATAGTATTCTTCGTGTTCCATAAGAACGGTACGAATAAGGCTAACTATCTCTCTGGCACTTCTCATATGAATCTCCTATATCCCTTAAAATGTAAAAGTAAAAAAGTAGTAACTATAGGGGAGAGGGTAGGTCTGGACAGAAGAAGAAAGATTATAAATATCTTCTATGATTCTTTACACCAACACCCGCATTATCTATAATTCTTTTGGCTCTCTTATCCCTAACCCATTGTGGTAAGTATAAATCTTTTTTTATTGTAACGCTTTCCAAACACCAATAAGCTAATGCCATAGCCATAGCAGAATCGCTGTGACCTTCAGCATCGGAATCTAAAAATTTAATTCTTCCTTTCTCATCTGTGCCAATCGTTCTCAGCTGGGCAGAAGTCGTGGAATCTAACAAACGAATCTTTCCCAACTGAATATTCTTTTTTAAATTCTCAAATACCAAAGGCTTTGTTTTGGCTGTTGTTAAGAAATCTTTATCTGATTCTTTCCAAAGCTGATGGCAACCTTGATGGCCTAATTCATTAATTGTAGCCAATCCAAAACTGTTGGCTTCCACTAACACAAGAGCAGAATTATATCTTTCAGATATTTCAAAAATAAAATCTGCAATACGTATTGGTGAGACTTGATTTGAACGCCATATACACACAGGTTGATTTGTAATTTTATTTACGCAAAATATTACAGAATAATCTCTATTTACACCACCACCAACATCAACGCCTATTGCATAGCTGTGATGGGGCTGAGGGTCTTCAGAAATCCACCATTCCTCACCATCATGAGGTAAAATTTCTATTTCTTCAAAATCTTCAAAAGAAAAATATGTTGTGCCAGCTATTCGATAAGCCTCATCTAAATCTACAGGATATTCTCTTGTAAATTTATCTAATCCTAATTTTCCTACTTTTCTTCTACGCCATGCTATCTGTTCTTTATTAACACCAAATCTTTGAATTAAATAATCTTCATATTCTGTCAATTCACCTAGATGCTCTGTAGCCTTTAAAGAATATTCTTTATGTTGAAACCAAGGAAAGAATAAATAATTATATTCTACTTGTCCTAATTGTTGACGCATGATTTCTCGATGTAAACAATCATTATAATAATTTGCTGTAGATTCTATAATTATTTGTCCTTCGTTTACAGCAGATATAGCTGTAGCTTTTAATTCTTCTGGATTATCTGCAAATGCATATTCAGAAATATGAATTCTATTTGCTGTAAAAGAACGTAATCCTTCTGTTTGCGTAGAAGCTACAGCTAATATTCTTCCACCATTTAAAAATTTAAATTCTGTAGCATTATCTTGTTCTAATTCTCTTTGAAGCGCTTTAGGTAAATTATAATAAAAAGATTTATGCATCTTTAATATTTGTTTTGAGGAAGCTAATTTATGGCTCAATACAGCGAATGTAATTTCATCCTGGGTAAGATAAGCCTTAGCAAATAAAAAAGCTGAAATAATAGTGGTAGAGCCAATCTGACGGGCTTTTAAAATTAAACTATCTGCATCAGAATCTAAAGATTTTAATATTTCTTTTTGTTCTGCATTAAGAATTAAAGATTGCTTTTGTCCCTTTTTATTTATGATTGTAAGTTTTTCGATAAAATCTATGAGGGGCATCTGATTTAATTTTTTTAATATTTCATCATTCACAGTTGCTTACCCTGTAATTTCTTTGGTGGCCTACCTCTTTTTTTCTTTTTAGGTTGTTCAGTTGGGTTGCCAAAGAAAGCTTCTAAATCTTTTAATTCTTTATCTTGTTGTTTAGATTGTACGGTATCTCGATGGCCATACTTTTCTTCATAGTCTTTTATTTTTTCTAATATATCTAATATATCTTTTGGTTTAAATTTATTCTCTGTTTTGTAGGCCCAAAGTTCTGACGCAGATAGTTCAAGTAAAGACCAATATATTTGAATAATATTTCTTTGTCTAACTGCATCTTTGTACATCCTTCTAGCATTTGG